AGAAGTGATCGTAGGCGTACGGATCCGCAACTATACTGATCTTGTTACTCACGTTCAGATCGTCATTAAGACCTTCGCCTTTTTCCCACCGACGATTATTCTGAAGAACATCTCCATAATATTTCCGTTCGGTAATGACGAGATCTACAATGCTAGGGCCATGAGTTTCATCAACCGGTAACTCCTGCTGTAAGCCATAGCCTACCATTCCACAAAACTTCGCCATCAGTAGTCTCCTTTAATTATCAGGCCTTCTCGTAGTAGGTCCTGTAGATGTCGTGATCTTCGGCATCCTTACCGATCACAACCGGAACTGCATCAGTGGTCTTGATGTAGATGTCGCCCTCCTTGATGAACCAACCGCTAGCCTTCGGAGTAGAAGACGCAGTAACTGTCGCTTCAGTGTAAGTGGGCTTGCTGCCACCAACAGTAACCGCCATTGCAGAGAACGGCTTGGTCAGAGCACCAGAGAACCGAGTTTCAATCAGATACTTCATCTGGTTGTAGTCGATATCGAAGTCGTCAAACATGCTGACAGCTCCGCCCTTATCGGCACCAACGTTATAGTCTCTCAGGTCGACTGCAATACCAACCAGCCTGGCATTACCCTTCTGCTGATTTTCAAGAACTGGGCTCGATACGATACGATTGACGCGCAGCTTAGTGGCCAGCTCCTGCTCAGTCTTATACAGAGAATGACCAAAGCCATCTTCCAGAAGGAGCATCTCAGACAGCCAATCTTCAGTGGTGAAGAATGTGATGTTGCCAGAGCCCTTGTACTCCTTACGGTTCTTCAGCATGGCGCGGATAATGTTCTTAGCAGTGGCCGCATCGTCAACACCAGCGGTAACCGGGATCTTGATGGTATACAGATCGTCGTCACCCCAGATAGGACGAATATGCTCCGGAGAGATCTTGTCCTCATCAGTAGAAAGACGACCGTCACCAACCAGAATGGCACGAGCGCACTCTTCTTCGAGCATCAGACGCATCTCGCCCTTGATCCAGGCAACCACATCGAAATCAGTAATATCAATCACATCATCGCGATCGAGTTTCTGTTTCTTATAAATGGTCTGAGGATCGGTTGTACGCTTGAGCAGAGAGAAGACTTCTTCCTGCTTACGGTTGCCCTTCATATAACCTTTGGCACGAGCTTCGTCCATGGTGATATTAGCATACATGGATTTAATACGGCTGAAGGGAGTGTGATGAACGCCATCCATAACTACCTTCACCCAATCATTGTCCCGACGAATCCAATCGGGCGGGGTGTTCAGAGACTTGTAGTCCGGAAACAGGTAATCAATGTTAGCAACGCCATAGGTCTGCTCGGTGCCATCGTCATTATACAGAGCATGAGCCAGGACTCCACCGTCCATCATGTTCTCTTCAACTGCCTGCCTCAGAGAGCCAAGGCGACGAGCATCAGAGAAAATCGCTTCCATATCCTCATGGCTCAGGCTGTTGCGGGGGGTATCGTGTTCAAATACATTGTGAGACATTTCGTAGTCATCTCCTTCATAATAGTCATCTTCAGATTCATCATAGTAGCCATGCTCGACGTCATCATCTTCGTCATCCCCTGCAGCCTGGCCTACGAGAAAATACACTACATCTTTTTGTTCATCGGTCATCTCATCAAAGACGTCCTGAACGGTCTTATCTTTAGGCATGTCTTCTTCTCCTTCATCTTCTTCATCGTCTTCATAGTCAGAATCGTCAGCTTCATCGGCATCGTCTGAATCTGAATGGACAATGATCTCTTCGTCAGTGAAGATGTAAGCCTCATCCGCCTCTACCATTTCGCCGGTTTCGGAATGTTCAATAATAGGAACATCGATACGAGCACCAGGATTAGCACCGGCCATTACAAGACTTACTTCTCTAATGATTCCGTGGAGCACATCTCCACCATTCTGTTTAAGCTTATTCGCATAAATGGACAGATTAGTAATGTCACCATGCTGAACAAGTTCCTTGGCGAGCTTACCCATCTCAGTGTTGTTGAAGGAACCATAGGTATAAACGCCCTCGTCACGATTCTCCAGCAGAGCATGACCTACTACATTGGCAGGATTGTCATGATCATGATAGAAAATCAGAGGGACCTTCATCCCATCGCATCCTTTGAATGCATTCTTTCGAATGGTTCTACCATCAGCACACCTAAGATCGTTTCTAGTAGCCCAGCCGCTAAAATCGAATGCTTCTGGCATAATTACTCCTTCATAGACTCTAAACTTCTCATGGTCGTCTGTTAGTCTTCTCTAACAATAGTATACGTATATATCTGTATTATTGGTCGAAAAGTCTATTTAACTCCCATTTTGAATTTCTTCGTCATCTTCGTAAATGATCGGTTCGCCAGCTTCATCATAGCCAATGATTGGGAACCCATCTTCAGTGTATCCAAGAATCGGATCGCCTTCTGGGGTCACCTCTTCTTCTGGAGCATTTGGATCGTACGGCGGCATCTGCTGATTGATGTTACTATTCAACAGCATGTCTGCCTTAGGATCATCAGACGGTTTCATACCAAGCAGTCCTCTGAATTCATTCTTAGTGACAATCTCATTACGTGTGAATGCGTCACCAATGTCAGCAATGTCCCTAGCAGTGACCAGACTAAACCGATCTCTGAATGACATAATAGACTGACCCTGAGTTCTTGCGGTCTTGGTAATAAACTTTCTCTTAAACTCTCCAATGATAGCTGCACAAATCGGCTCGATAGTGTGATTGTAGTAGTTCAACATCTCCAAGTCGCTTGCAGTACCATTCATGATGTTCTCAGAAATTCCTAACTGGTTGAACAACATTTGAGTAAGATAGTCGATCTGATTTAACAGGTTATTCTCTAATGGACGGTTGAGCTGGGTAATCTTCTCTGTCGCATCCATATAGGCAATCCCGTATTTAGATCCTGTTAACTGTACTTCGATGTCTTTACGTCGCTTCTCAGCCTCTTCTCTTCGCATCGGAGACTTTACAGCGTATGGTAGCTGGATAATCAAATCCATCTTTCCAGATGCCGCTTGCTCATCAATAGCGTCCAGAAGGTTAAGCTTACGGATCAACCTCTGTGCTACTGAGTTATGCTCGTTCATCGTGGCATAGAATGGGTTCTCGATTATCCCTACCATTCTCTTTGGAAGTACGAGTTCTTCCTTGTTGCCCGTCTTCTGGTTATAGAGACGGACCTTTACGTGTTCCGGAAACCACTGTGTAATTCTCCCTACCCTAGCAGTCAAGACATCATAGGCGCTAGAGATCTTTGGATCTATTGTAGTATCTGTTGGAACTACGCAAATAACTCCATCATCGAACATTGACATTACAATATCCTGGATGAAGGCTCTACCCGTCTGGTCGAGATTCGCTTCAACAGTTAAGACATTATTTAAGCCGGAATTGACATCCTCCAAATATTGTTTGTTCTCATCAACTCTTACATGTCTGAATTCTATTGAAGCTACATCGACAGCCATCCGATTATAGATCGCAGTGACGATTGAGCGTTCGTTACCATGTGTCAATCGAGGACGATCGGCACGATACGAAGCTCCTCCGCCAGCATACGATCCTCTACCTATATCGGTCGGATCACGAGTATTTACAAATGCATTCCAGGCATGCATCAGCCTTTCTCTAACTGTAGGCATTAAAATTTCTCCGACTTAACTTTCTTCATAGATTCTTTAGGATTCAGGAAAATGACTGGATACTCTGCAAAATCTGCGTAATCTTCCATATCTACTACCGCGTCATATCCCTTATCTCTAAAATCTTTAAATATTTTCGAAGATTTATCGACATTTGTTAAATTCTCATTATAAAAACCTCTTAGTATCGATCGTCCCTCTTCTTCTCGACGAGATACGTCTTCTAAGAATTTTTTATCTTTTTTAGAAAGTGAAACATTTCTTCCGGTAAGATCCTTATATACCTCAAATGCTGTAGGAGCATCTCCTTTAGTAGCATCCCCCAACATGTCGTATACTTCAGCTACGGTAACGTCCTTAAAATAGTGTAGAGGTTTATAACCTCTTTCTATTTGTTGCTTGAATTTCTTTAATTCACTTACCTTTGTATCGCCGTATTCTTTTAACAAATGCTCAGTAACGTTTTTCGCGGATGCTATCTTAATATCTTTTTTAACTTTGTAAGTTTCTTCGTAGTAATCTGGTTCTGTACGATTTTGCATAGGTAACAAATCGGCATTATTTCGATAAGTTTCCCTATCTCTATCTGTAATCGATGTATACTTTCGCCTATCGTCTACATCTTCTTGAACGTTAGTAATGCGCCTTACCGTCATTCCTTTTTTAAGAATATCCGTATCGGCATCTTTTGAAGAAACTCCATGCTTCTTTAAATTTTCTTGTCGTTCGCTTTCGTATTTTTTAGCATTGTTATAAGCAAAGCTTCTTTCAACCAATTGCTGATATCTTTCTCGGCCCATCGGGGTCAAAGATCCATCCTTATTTTGGAATCGTCTTATTCCCCAACGCATGCCTAGTATTCCGTGATGGTAAAGCTCATTCATGAACTTCACCACCTTCTAGAATTTCCCGATTCGATACCATTACTGATAGCTACCGCCAATGGAATGGCCGTAAGAGTTAGACTCGAAACTATTCTAGCGCCACGTTTTATAGCTTTAACAGTATCTCTAGCTTTTCTTTCTCTGTTAGCTTTATTAGTTGCTTTTACAACGTTTTGTCTAGATACCGCCTCATCAAAAGCTTTCTTATAATCAGGGTTCTTCATCTTTTCAGACAACTGTCCTTTAAGAATCTTCCTACGGGTTCCAGCACCTTCGCCATAATACTGCTTAGCTTCAACATACTTCTTGGCGTCTTTATTAGCTTGTTTGGCTATCTTTTTGTAATATCTATCCTTACCAGCAGAAGTTAAAGTTCCGTCGTCATTCTGGAATCTTCTTATACCCCACTTCTGACCTCTAACACCGAAATGATACAGTTCGTGGCGATTCATATTATCACCTACTTAGACTTCTTTTTCTTTCGGCCATTAAGGAGATTATCAACAAGATTCCTTCCACGTTCGACGCCTTTGCTTGCAGCTTTCTTAGCGTTCCCAGCAACTTCTCCTGCTTTGGTTACGGCGCTATCGATCCTACCCCCAAGGGATTCCCTATATTTCTTATTTGACTTTTCAGCATTTTTCATATGAGTATATGATGATTTTGCAGCATTTCTTAATTGATCATCCGTCCATGCAAAACTAGGATACTTTTTATTAAAGTCTCTCATATTCTCATAATCTTCAGCCGCCTGTTTTGATTTGTGCAACTCACTAGCCGCATCCTGTTTATGACCAGACCCTGTAATGTTGTAATCTATAAATTTTTCGGCTTTACGTTTAGCATTTCCAACTGCTTCGCCAACATTGGATGCAGCTTCGCTTGCTGCTTTCCGCGCCTTATTAGCTGCTCCACGGGCTCCTTCGGCAATATCACCTGCGGCATCTCTGGCT